GAACCTTCCAGCTGGAGAGTCCTTTTTTATAATAGGATTCTTAGGCGGTTGAAAAACGTTTATTGTTTCAAAAGATTCTCTAAGGGTTTTTGGTATCCCAGACCTTTCTGGTTTTACAGTTTCATCTTTTAATATCTCAACCCAGATTCCTCTACAATTAGAATGAATTCCGTCATTGTGAGTGAATGGGTCTGTCCTTTTAAAAACCCTGCTATCAATAGACATACAATAATTACAAGTCACATTGTCTAAAACCTCACTCCTTTGTAAAGCATAGATGTCATCCTGATAAATGTCAAATGTTGCACGCCTACCCTGATTCACAGCACCACTTATAGCAATAGTTGGCACATTGTTTAAAACATTAGATGAAGCTCGTTTAATTGACCTTTTAACATTTCTAATGGTCTCTGATATGGTCTTCTTTTGCTGAAACGCCAATAAAAGAGCAAGCTTCCCTGCTTTTATTAAATCGCTTTCCATTGTGCTTGTCAAGGCATCTGCGTTTTCAGACATACCTTGTAAAGAAACAGCAGGTGTTGGCGGTGGTGTCTTTTTCATCTCGTGTGCTGCCATTGTTTTACTATACTGAAAAATATCTCTTGTCGCATTTAAAATTTCTTTACGATACTCACCCTTGTATTTAATAGCTAACTCATTTAATCTTTTAGTTCTCTCACTACTCTTAGGAGATTCCATCACCAACTGAAGCTGTCGCAATAAGTCATCGCTGGACTTCTTTAAAGTCTTTGTCAAAACAACTTTCAAATTCCTTTCGGCAATGTTCATCTTGTTTTGTATATCAGCAAAATTAACCTTCTGTTCAGCAAAGGTCAAGTTTCGCCAACCAGCGAACTCACTTGCTTTTTTCTTCTCTGGTTTCAATTCTTCTTCTTTAGGATTTTCTGTCGGCTTTCTGTCTTTTCCCCTTTCTTCCTCTGGCTTCTCTGGCAAATCTAATAACTGCCTGATATTATCTTCTAACTTGTCATCAGGAACAATAATACCCTGTTGAACTAATTCAGATAACGACTTTGATATTTTATCATATCTAACAATTCCTACCTTAGAAAACTTTAATTTAGGATATTCTCTAACCGTATAATTCAAATCCACTAATTGCTTAATGGCATACTTGTTTAAAACATCAGCAACCTGTCTTGCTATTGCTGAAAGATTATTATGAAAAATTGATGACTGGTCTTCACTTAAAGCAAAAGAACCAGTAGTTCCGCTTCCTAAATCTAAAAATTGTGCTAATACACTCATTAAAATTTCTCTGTTGTATCTGGCTATTGTTGTTGTTGGGTCTTTCACTCCCTTTGCCTTCATATCCTTAAACTCAATTTCCCAACCCTCTGGCTCAATAATATACGCTTCCTCATTCGCCCTGATATTTTTCAAAAGATTCTCCATTACAGTTCTATCAGAAGCAGTATAATTCTTCGGCAACTTCCCAAAAGGAACACCACAACCCTGCCTTTCAAAAGCAATAGCATTTATCTTTTCAATTACACCTTTCATATACCAAGCACGATAAGCGTTCCTAAGTATTGAAATACCTACCCAATTATCACCTTCTTTGTTATTAACAAAAACAACAAGCTTTTCCATTGGAATTGAAGCCTCTCCACCTTGCGGAAGCATCTGCGTAACACCATCTTTTCCATCATCTGTTTCCCACTTTAAAATCGTGGCCTGTAAACGTGGAGCAAACTTTCTCCAACCAATCATTTCTTTGCCCTCAAACTCTACCATCTTAAAAACCTTTTCAAATACAGAAAAGCCAAAAGGCAACATCAATAAAGCTTGCCTTAAAAAATCGTCCCACGTTATTGACATATTTTCAAATAAACATTGGGACACAAACTCCGCCACTTCTTGGTCTGCCTTTTCTTCAGAAACTGGCTCAACATACCAATTTGCAGCCCTGATAGGAAGTTCACAAGCCAAAAGAGCAGCTTTCACTACCCCATCAGATTTCCTCATCTTGTCGTAAGTAGAAATAGCTATTGCACCAGTAAGGTTAGCAACATAATCCTCATCAACAATATAACCACCAAACATTGGAGTTCCACTTGCTCCAATTTCAATAGTTTTTCTGGCAGGAGTTTTAAAAACTTTTAGTTCCAGTTCTCTACCAAAGATTTTCATTTAATATCTGACCTTAAATAATAATAAATTATGCTCAAAATTTTGTCAAGGGTTAAAATTCCATATCTTTCAATCCCCTTGTTATAGGTCGCCCATAATTATCTTCTTCATTCTCTCTCTGAACAGGCAACCGAGCCGACTGCACATTTGTAAAAGTAAGCATCAAAGCATCTGCAACATCAGGAGATAAAAGCCCACGTTTCTTCATATCTTCTTTTGCCTCAATTTGTAATTGTCCTTTTTTGCCAGAACTATATTTGTATTTGATATTAGCTAACTGTAAAAAATCATCATCTCTTAATAAATCAGCAGTTTTAATCCAATCCCTAATTTGCCAATACGCTTCAGCTCGGAGGTTTTTAAAATGTTCATCATCTTCAGCTGTTGCACCAACATTAACTCCATTAACATTATAATTTTTTTTATAACCTCTTTCAGTATATTCCTTTTCATGCAACCTGTCCACAACTCCAGCCCCAATTCCTATAACATCAATAAAAACATTCTCTGGCTTAATCCCTTCTTCTTCCATTATTCGCAAAGTCCTGCCTACTGTTTGCATCGTGTCCTCTTTGGAATAAGTTTCTTTTCTTGAAACCTTTTTTCCCTGCCTCACCACAAACGCAGTAAGGTCGCCACCAAACCGAGCAACATCAACCCCTAATAACTTTTCTCCTGTGGTATCTAATTCTCTTGTAAACGCTTCCTCAATATGATTCAAAGCAATTAAAGTATCACTTTCAGATTTAGGAAACTCACCCCTAACCTTAACCAAATAAAGATTGCTATCCTTTCCATACTTTGTTTCCATTTCTTTCGGGTAATTTGGGCTCATCAAACCAGGATAAAGTATTTTCTCAGCCAAAACATTAGGTGTTTTAAGTCCATCAATGTGTATTCTATTCGCACCACCTCTCTTAAACAAATCTGCAAACCCACCCGAAACCCTGTAAGGATTACCAATAGCTAACAACTTAGAACCACCAGACGACAAAAGAGTATCAATCGCTCCCCATATCGGCTCTTTAATCCCTGAACCCTCATCAACTATAATCAATATCTTACCCGTAGGAGAGTGAAACCCAAGCATTCTGTCAGCAACTTCGCTCCCTTCACCTTCCTTACGTGTAGCCATACCTATCGCAAACCAATTCGGACTAATATCAATTTGTGTTGTTTTAAGTTCACCAGAAAAAACAAACCTGTCATCTACATCCTTAATTTTCGCCCAAGAAGCAGCTATTTCTCGCCATAAAATCTCCTTTACCTGTGTCCAACTGGGAGCAGTTGTTAAAACTATACTATCAGGATTCGTTTGTAAAAACCACACACCAATTCGTGCGGCATCAAAACTTTTCCCCGATGCGTGGCAACTTCTAACAGCAGTTATTTTATAATCCCTTACCGACCTCGCTATCTCTTTCTGCTTTTCCCAAAGTTTACATTTAAAAAAATACTCAATAAACCATACGGGGTCATCTTTATTTTCCTTTGTCCAACTCATTTTTTTTATCTAATGCTTTAAAAATTTCTGTAAGGTTGATTTCAGCTTCCCCTAAATGACGCTTAAACAACCCTGCGTCCATCTGCATACTAAAAAACTTTGCCATTATGCTTTTTAATGCTTCAATAGCCCTTATCTTCTGAACCTGACTACTTGTGCCACTACTGACTATCTTCCAAAGCTCTCTGGTCATTTCCTCAAATCTAACTTTAATTTCCGAAAGCTCCTCCTCTACACTTCTCTCCTTCATTACCTCAATCTCGTCCTTAATCTTTTGAGCTTCTTCTGCCCTTACTTTTTTCAAATGCTTAGATGCCACCCCTTTTGTAATATTTAAAACTTTACTTAAAGTTAAACCACTAACAGACGGGTCTCTAATGATTGCCCGTCTCATATACTGCCTTATTTGTTCTATTCTCTCTGGTGTAAATTTTGGCATAGTTTCTTGTTTTATCTTGTTTTATCCTGTTTTAACAATTTTGCCTTCTTGTCTATAAATTGCTCCCACCTTTTAATTATAACATCAACATACTTTGGGTCTAACTCCATTATATAGCATTTTCTGTTTAATTGCTCACAGGCGATTAGAGTTGAACCAGAACCTCCAAAGGGATCCAATACTATATCTCCTCTGTTGCTCATTAACATTATTCCCTTCTTTGGCAAAGCTACTGGAAAACACGCCAAATGTCCTTCTATCTGAACCCTCTTAGTAGGAATCTCCCAATAATTATTGATCCCTCTTTGATTTTTCTTATTAAACCAAGCCCTTGAATCGTTCCTTCCACAAAACCGAGCTCTTTTATACTCTTTTCAATCAAATCATCATTATGTTGCTTAGGATTTTTTTCAGATGGTTTTAATTT